CGGGGGTTATGTCTAACTACTAGCAATTAACCTAATATAAGAGAGGATCCTCTATGCCTAAGCCTTTTGTGAAAGATAGCAGAGTTATTGGTACTTTTCAAAACGGGACGTCCGACCAATTTATTCAATTAAATTTTGGTCTATACGAATCGTTAGATTGTTCCTATCCGCCGTCCAAGCTTTTGCTTCCGCTTATTGATAAACCTTACTTCTTGCATTCCATTAGGCAATACCAAGATGTCCAATTTGTTCGGCTTTCACCGAGTATTGGCTTCTCATCGCTAGTCGCTTTCCCTAATCAAATCTTTCATGGTTTGACTAATAACGATATAATATCCCTCTATTCAGAAATGGCAGACAAGATGTCTGGTCATGACTTTGATGCTGGGGTATTTCTCGGGGAAGGGCGTATGACTGTTGATCTGGTATTTCAGACAGCAACCCGTATAGCCAAGTGTTTTACGGCTATACGTCATGGTAATCTATCTATGGCTAAGGATGTTCTTTTAGACAATAACCGAATTTTACCGGTTGATTTTATGTCGAATAAGAATATTAAACGCTACTTTCAAAAGGAGATGGGTTTAAATCCATTTACCAATGATCGTGTGCGCCGGTCATCAAAAGCAATTGCTCAAGGTGTACTGGAACTACGTTATGGGTGGCAACCGCTTCTCAGCGATGTTCACTCTGCAATGAGTGCTCTTAGTAATCGTCTTAATAAGACTTTTATCACTAGGGTTCGTCATACTGCTGTTAGACATGATGTCACAGCTACTGATTCTTTCACTTGCTCGTTGATGCATCGCATTAAGCTGACTGGTTCGATTCTATCGCACCCACCTCTTAATACATACTTAAACCTTACGGATCCGCTCAATGTAGCTTGGAATCTCAGCCCGTATAGCTTCGTCCTTGATTGGTTTATACCAATTGGCGATTTTCTATCATTGGCTGGTAAACTTCGCTCTCATGAATACGGACCCATGACAAGGTCTGAAGTGTATGAGGATGTTCGTTCAGCAAAGGGCCAGGGAGATTCTAGGTCGTGGTTAATTGATTACTCATTTACCCGTGATCCCAGTTTTATCTTTCCTTCGGTCCCGCCTCTCCCTGAGTTTAAAAACTTGGGTGATGCACTAAGTCCTACACATGTTGAAAATGCTCTTGCTTTATTAAGGGTATTACACAAGTAGTAGATTATACTTTAATAGAGTTCAACTAAATGAACTCCTTTTTCATAAGGCATTATTATTATGCAAACTGTAACCCTAACGCCCTATACTCTAGGCAACTCTGTCACTCCGGCTATCCAACTGTACTTGGTTTCAAGTTCAGAAGGCGTCCAGAAATGGCAAGGTCGCGAACCTGCTAAACCAGCAAATGGCCAAATAACTGCCACGTTGATTAGTAGGGTAAGTAAATCTGGGGTCAGACGAAACAAGCTGACGGTTAACATTCCTAGACTATCAGCCCCCACTGGTGTAAATCCAGCCACGGGCCTAGCCTATGTCCCAACTGTTGTAGATAGTATAACTCGATCGTATGAAGTTGTATTCCCTTTAACGTCCACTGCAGAAGAATGCACTGACACGTTTTTAGAGGTTGGTACACTCATAACGGCTGAGCCATTCCTTTCAACAATACGTGGCGGTCAAACTTTGGCATTATAGCCTATAACCGCTTAATATAAATTGTTTATTTAATTCTTTCACAAGGTATAAATCCCATGAAGAACACGAAATGGTTGAAGCCAACTAATCTTAAACAACAGGTGGAGAACTACAATGTTTTATTTCCAACAAAACACCAAAGCCGAATTACGTCGCTCATTATCGAAGATCTTATCGATCGTATCAACCTGCATGGGTATTACCCTCTACGGGCTGAAATTGTTGATTCAGATTCTCTTGATAATTTTTTGTGCGATATTGATTTATGCATTGGTGTATCTCATAGACTTGGCGATCACCTCGGATCAACTCTTCTTTACCAGTATCGGGCGTTGTTTAGCCACGATATTAGTATCGATTTGGGAGTTGACCGCAGAGGCAAAGCCATAACAAAATTCTATGATTCGGAAGTAAACTGCAAGAATGTTAATGATCGTTTAAGTGGTACATTTGGATCATGGTCTACAAATTCAGCTAAAGAGCTGAGCCATGATGACTTTGAGTATCTTACTCTAGTAAGTCAGGAAATTTCCAAAATACTGCTCGATTGTCCGACCCTGGCAGAGTTACCCTTTGAGCATGGCTCTGGGGCTAGTTCCACAATTAAAAATAATACAACGGCTCCCGCAAAATTAGGATCCGTTTTAGTCTGTAGTGGTTCTGCAGCGAAGTCTATGACCGAGCTTTTTGATGCTTTACCCCAACTCGCATTATTCCATAACAGGAAATATCGTGTAGGGCCTGGCACCTTAACCACTGTACCTAAGACAGCGCGGATCGATCGTGTAATTCTGATCGAACCTGTAATGAATACCTTTGTCCAAAAAGGCATAGGTAAAGTTATAAGAAATAGGTTAAGTGATGTTGGTATTGACCTGAATGATCAGGGTATCAACCAAAACTTAGCCCGTAAAGGATCAGTTAGTGGTGATTTAGCCACAATTGATCTAAGCGCTGCTAGTGATAATATATCAAAATATTTAGTTTTGCACCTTCTACCAGTAAAATGGTTTGAGTTGTTAGCTAATTGGCGTACTGGCTTAATATCAGATAGTCATAGCCGTAAATTCATTGAGTTAGAGAAATTTAGCTCAATGGGTAACGGTTACACTTTCGAATTAGAAAGCCTAATATTTTACGCTTGTAGTTTGGTAGCTTGTCGCTTAAGTAATTCTCCTACAGTTAATGTTTCAGTCTATGGGGACGATATTATTATCCCCGTTTCGGCTGTATCAACTCTTCATAAAATCTTTGACCGTTTCGGCTTTACTATTAATTTAGAGAAGTCGTATTGGTATGGATCTTTTAGAGAGAGCTGTGGTTGTGATTATATCAAAGGTATTAATGTAAGACCTTTCTATAAAAGGGATTCGTGGACTCCACGGTCCGTAGCTCGATATCTAAATCATTATTTTGATAGAGATCATCTTATTTCCTCTCATTTGAGGGAAAAGTTGTTAAACTACGTTCCTTTTGTTCCTTACGGTCCCCCTTGCTGCGGTGATGGCCACATCTGGTCTGACTACACCTTCGTCTTCACTGACGAGATGTTAGAATATCGATGTGGCTCCATTAACGCTAGTAAGATAGCTACCTCAGTTAGAAGCTCGCAGTTCGTATCCATTGTTCCTATTAATAAGAGGAATAATCGGACGCGTATTGCCCGCCAATACTGGGATAGAGGCCTTGCCTTGTTTCCCGCCTATTCAATTGATCTTTCATCAGATCATAAAGATACTGGCGTGATACTTGGTGAGTCTAAAATTGTTATCGATAGGAAGTTCCTTGGTAAGCTCAGTGATAAGAGCTTGAATTACCCAAGTCTTTCCACCATTGATTATGAAATTAGAAGAATCAGGGTATTTAAGCCCTAACTCAGACTATCCCTTTTGCCATCCTGGCTGGACCCTATTTTAGTAGGGGATCGGTATTGTTCCGATTGTATAACATAG